CATCACAGAAACCGGCATAACAGTCTTTTTAATCTTCCTCATTTCTGCTAACTCGTTTGCGCGCTTTTGTTCTTTTAAATTTGCTTCTATTGCCTTTGTAAAGTTATCAGACAAGTTCTTAAAGGCTGTATCAAAGTAATCCTTGGTTGGGATATTGTGATCTAGGTGTTTTTCGAGCTTAGGTAGGATGTCTGATAGTTTTTCCTGATTCTTCTCCTCTAGATCCTTTTTAAATGCATCGTTACCGGGTGATCCTCCACCTTTCATCGCGAGACCTTCATCCATAACTGTAACTGCCCTATTTATGGCATCAATTACCTGTTTAAACTCCGGATTGTTCATGTCATAAATATTTATGACTAGGAAGCATGTTTATTATGTAAACAACCGGGCGTCGATGGGTATTATCACCTCAGCATCGGTTTCGACGGATGCTAGTTCTTGTTCTCTAGCTGGTCGTAGCTTTTCAGTTAACTCATATGTTATACTCATCGGTAACCTTTCTAATATCGACACTACTTGTGTTGGTGTTAAGAGCTCCCGGCAATCAATCGATTGTTCACCTATTTGTATAATATCGATAAATTTTGCGAGTTCACCTATAAAGATATCGCCAGTATTTGGTGGGGCTCCGGCGAAATCGGTTGGTCTCTTATTATATATGTAAGTATTGAACCTATCGTCTTGTATTAGTGTGGGTATTGAGCAGCTTAATTTTATTTTATCAGACGCTACTTTCCAAGTCTTGTCACGTGTTAATAGTTTTAATTTCTTTCGGTTATTGATATGTTCTGAAAGATTGATCTTGAGTGACATGCCATCCTCGTCAATGTAGTTAAATGTATTAGATACGCACCTATCTCGTATAGCGAGTGCAATTAATGGGCGGTCAGTGACTAGTATTGGTATTGTCTTATCCACTATACAATCTACTATTACACCGTTTAATGCTGTTAAGAACTTAAATTGAGCAAGTTCCGGGTCCGATCCGGCGATAAGAAGATCTTTTTGATGCTTTATTTCTAACGGTGCGAATTTGACACTCTTTCTTAGAGATGGTACATACACAGTATAGTATGCTTGTTCCTTTAACTTATCAATATCACTCATGAGAGAATCTATTGAGTGGCTTATAATTGCTTTATCGGTCATCTGAATATATTATTTATCTTTAATATAATGTTAATCAACCTAGGTCTTAGTAGGCATCATTCCTGGTATATCATACCCATCGGTACTTTGCTTACTGGCTTTCTCTGCAGCTTTTTTCTGATCATGTATTTCCTTTTCTAGAAGTTTTAAATATATTTCAACTTCTGATTGTGTTATTGTTTCTAAATAAGTGGCGGACATGCCTAGTTGCTTGCCTAAGATATACCTTACCTGGTATATATTGTTTAGGTTTTCATCATATATTAATCTTATAAATTGATAAAATGAGTCACTGTAGAGGTTTAACGTGTGTTTGATGGGTTTTTCATCTTCATTGTGTGGGTTTTTTTGTTCAAATATCTCAATATCATAACTTTTATGTTTTTCATCAACAACTCTCGTGATTTCATTAAACACATCACCTGGTAAATTATCTATAATTGTTTTTCTTTGATCTGTATTATATTCTTGCAGTTCGTGTATATTATCAAATAATATAATCCTGTCAATACAGTCTAATATTGTTGATTGCAGATCGCTATATTTCAGTTCGATTGGAACTTTTAGTTGTATCTGTAAGTCATCATTAATTGTAACCTCGTCTGTATATTGGTAGTCATAATTTGTCACTCTGTCTAATATATCATACAAATCTAGTTCGATATTATATACCTTATCTGTTTTTTCACACTTGAATTTTAATTTTAATAGCGAAGAAACACATATTATTCTTATGTTTAGTAGTATACAAAAAATGTCGATCCGTGTCAATTCATTATAATTAACAGCATTATCACATAATTTTAGTATTAGGTCTCTGAAATACTTTAATGTTATATTATGATCAACATTTTGTAAAGTTTTGATAAAGACTAGGTGATCTTTACTAGTCAGTTCCTTAAAATACACATATTTCTCTAGTGTAGGGAGATATATCCTGAATTTAAAGTGATCCGACATACACTGTTATTTATCTAATGGATTAGAATGATCAATCTAGATTGTCTTTATCTTGTAAGTGGTAATCCTTATGTCCACGGAGGAGTTTCGGTTTTCCTCTAGGAGTACCACTGTGCTTAACGTTAGTATCTCCAACAAATTTCTTAAAGAGTGATTTCTTTGGTAGTGGTTTTGCCGCGAATTCTTCTTGTTTATGCTCTGCTAATCTTCTATCTTCAGCACCACCGTACATTTTTGTAATTCTTTCCTGTCGTTCCGACTCTCCCTTACTGTCAGCAGCTTCTTTCGCTTCACGTCTAGCTTTTCCGGCCGCTAGCGCTTTGTTTGCATCATCCATTTGTCTTTGTTGTTTTGAAGATAACCCGGACGGTTTCGAAGCTGCCGGTGTTGAAGGTTTTGGTATAGTTTGCGGTGGTTCTGGAAACTCTCCCTTATTAGATAAAAACTCACCATCAGCAGATCGGCCATGGAGAGTTGCCCCGGGCCCTGAACCCGGTTTGGGTCCTTTTTTGCCTCCGAAAAAGTCTAGGACCTTCATAACCTTTTTCTTGATCCTAGCAGCCTTATCGACAAACTCTTCAACCCGGGCCAGTTTCTTCCGGATCTTTTTGTATGTCCTGTTCTTACTCAATAGTTTATGAGCCATATCCTTTACAAACTTTTTAAATCCTTGATTTGACATATAAGCACCCATATCTTTACGTGGTAAACTTTCAATAGAGTAGTGCGTATACGCCCATGATGTAGTGTATATTTGACCGGAAAAGTTCCCTCCTTCTTCATGGGTTATCTCCTTACTGTCTATGCTGGTTGGTACACAATTATAAAATCTCCATATCTTTCGCTCAACTAGTGGTATATGTTGATATGTTTTAGCTAGTTGGACGATTGAGATATTTGTTTTAATATTACGATTATCACCCGGTGGTCGAGCAACTAATCCCATATGGGATGCTAACATCAGCCATGGTCTTAACACAAGATCTGGAAAAGATCTATTAGTTTCACGCCATTGTAATGTTAACGCTTGAGCGCCCATTCTATTACCACCTATCTTTCCAGGTATAAATCCCATATTATTTTCTATTGGTAGTTCACCAACATCATAGTTTTCGCCCGGGAGGATAGCTCCCTGACATAATAAACAGCCATGGCCACCACCTCCAGTATTCATATATGTCTCTTTAGTTATCTCTCTCTTTCCTTGATTAATATCCCATCCATCGACTCGAGTACCTGGGGCATCAATTCGACCTCCAGATTGCTCTCCACTAGATGGTTCTAGGTTATGCATATATCCTGAATTAACCATTGTTGGTATTTGTTCAATATTAACTAACCATAAAAACCTTAATGGTATTGCAAACTCCCAATTATCCATATGTGACAGGAAATTCTCTGTATAGCTAAAAGGATAATTAAAAGGGAATATATCTGTACCTAATAGGTCATCAACCTTTTCACCGACTCTTCTGATATCATCAAACATATGTAATTATTTATACCAACAATAAAAAAACCGTACGATTGTACGGTTTAATTATTTAAACTGTTTTAGTTATATCAGAACGCTTGTGATCTGACGTAATGATACCCTAGTGTAACATCAAATGTTACAGGAGCACCGGAGCCTTGTACATTATACTGAACATCTCCAACAGAACTGGGAAATGCTCCTACTAATGTAAATTGCGCGACTCTATTAAGTTGTGTGTCTAGTTGTACTAAGTCAACAATTGAGGTTTCTTTTGGCATGAAATAATTACCAGTACTAGTCGCATCATCGAACGTATCTCTCGTCCATGTTAACAGTAACTGACGTAAGCTATCCTCTCTATCACTATAGAATGTTAAGGCATACTCACCGGAATAGGAAACACCACCGGGGACTTTAAAGTTTAATCCCATGAACGGTACGTTCTCAACGTTAATATCCCGACCAGGAACGGATCCACCGTGGGCATATACTAGATCGTCTTCGGTTATGGCAAAAGAACCATCACCGCTCTGTACGTTTAGTACTCTGAATTGAAAGTCACGAGAAAAGTCTCTTTCCTGTGCGACTCTGTAGAAGTCTGTTATTGTTTGTCTTACGTCTGGCATAGCTATAATTATTTAGTCTTAGGACACTAATTCGCTAAAGTCTTGA